AAGCACGCCAACGATCAAGCGGTCATACAGCAGAACTTGAAGGACCACGCCAACAGCGAGAAACAATTGGGCATCCTCCAAGGCAAATTGGAGGGCATCAATGCCAAGACCCAACCTACCATCCAGTATATTACCACCGCACCCGTTACTGCTGGCTGCGGTCCTACTGTTGGTTATGCTGTTGACCGCGTGCGGGACGACCGCAGTGGCAGTAAAGTCCCAGCCGGACCCCAGCCTGCTAAGCCGGGGGCTGTGCCTGTTCCCCTCCATACCGTCGCCAATCCCCAAACCAAGTGATAACCAGATCGCGGTGTTCATCACCGAACTGAACGCCTATGCCGAGTGCGTAGAGGCCAGGTTCGACGCTCTGGCTGGCTTCTTACAGGCCAGGTAATGCGGTCCCACCAGTAGCGGGCGCGGCTAATGATGGGAAGCATCGTCCTTGTCCCAATGTGAAAGCGGGCGTTTGGGATTGGAGATGATTCCGGCACCACAGACGGCAATGTAGATGAAGAAGCCGATCACTCCACCCCACCACATCAGCTCCTTGCTCATGGTGTCTCCTTGTCCGCCAGCGCCTCGCGGGCGATCAACTTCATGGTGTTGAATTTCTCTACCAGTTCGCTGATACGTCCGGTCGTTGCTATATCTTCAATATTCTCCAGCGCCTCGCGCAGCTTTGCCTCGCGGGCGGTGGAGGCGAGATACCCATTCACCGCATTGACGACTAGATCGGCAATCCGCTGTGCCTCATCAACAAAGGGTTGCTCGTAGATGTGGAACAGGAAGCTGTATTCGCCTCGGAGGTAGCCCCAAATCTCATAGGAGATCACGCCGTCATCGTGATCGTGGCGTTCGACATGCCAATTCTCAGTGAGCGGCAGCAGTGCGGCTTCTTCTGGTGTGGTCATGCTGCACCCTCGGATGGCTTTTGTGGTGCTTCGGGAATGTGGATCGAAACCTCAGTCCACTCGCTCCAAACTGAAGGCTCACCCCATGCGCCGCTGGCCTGATAGGTTGGGATAAGGCTGCGATACTCTAGTCGCATAAAATGCGGCGATCCGTTCCAGCGTAATTCGATCATGCTGCACCGCCTTTGAGAGCGCGGATGCGTTCTGCCACTTCTCTCAGTGCAACTTTGTTTTCGCGCCCGATACGGTCTGGCGTTTGGCCTTGTGCTAGTTCATCGGCTACCCTCGCGCATTCCTCCACCACGGCGGCACGGCCAGCCCGCAGGCGCTCGATGCCTTCTTCCAATGCGACTTTTGCGTGTTGGCATTCTGGCGAGTCGGCCAAGCCAATCTGTTGACAGCCCGCCAAGTAAACTGCCTCAGTGTAGGCGTTGATCAATTTCACGATGTCGCTCATCTTCTGTTCCTTTGGTTCGTAGTCAGACTGCGATGCACCGAACTCACGCTCTGAGTAGGTCATGTGCCCCCTTTGGAAGGGGGATTTGTGGCCCGCAACACCGTCTCGCCAGAAACCTTCCGTTTCCATTTCGACTTGGGCCACTTCGATTGCTTGGCTCCATGATGCCTGGCAGACTGGCGCTTGGCCTTTGCAATGCGTGCCACGTCATCCTTGGTCTTGATTGCATGGCAGGCGACATGCGAAGGAGCCATATAGGAACCGCCCAGCGCGAGCGGCACGATATGGTCGGCATCCCACTTCTCGCCCACGCAGATCTTCTGCTCGCAGATATGGCAGCGGCCCTTGGCGGCCTCGAATATCTTCATGCGCTGGAGAGCGGACAGGCTACGACGCATGGTGGCTGTCCCTGCGCTTCTTGGCCCGCTTCAGGGGGGAGCGTTTCATGCGACGGTCCACGCGGGAGGCAACGGTATTTCGGCCTTTTGCGGACGCCACAGATGCAGACAAAATGGATGATGACTGATATGCTTTGCGTCAGCCACATGCAGTTCCATTGCTACTTCATCAGCCTTGAAGAACATCCGCTTGCAATGCTGCATTTCAATCCACGATGGGCACCGCGTTGCAAGACTTACGCTTACGTGATCCCAATCCGCTCCTGCTGATGCCACGCAAAGCAGATCACGACCCCCGAAAGGAATCTTGAACACGCCGCAAGTTTCATCTCCCGCACTGCCATAATGCTCGATGATTTGCTTGTCGTGAACGCGCCACGCATTAAGCTCGCTCAAGTCCTTCATCCTGAATGCCCCTTGTCCCTGAACACCACTCCGTTCTGCGTCCCGAAGGCATAGATCCACTCAATCCATGCCGAGCATTTCTTGATGCCAAACTCCGACGAATGTTCGTAAATCACGTCGAACCCGTTGCCATCCAGCGCCGGGATCAACTCGACCCGCTCGCCCAACTCCCGCAGGAATGACGCTATCGTCAGCCGCTTCCACACCAGCACCGATAGCTTGCGGCCATGCCACTGCAACTGGTTCGCAATATCTTGCAGTGCAGCATGGGCGGCGTCGTTCTGAATGTTCCGGCGTCTGGGTTCGGCAATAGTTATGCACATGCCTTCTGCTGCCCTCTGGATGGCCGCCAGAGCGTTTTGTCGGGCTTGGGGTGTCCGTAGCCAGTAGGTCGCCGAAGTCATTCCTTGATCGTCCCGCGCATCGGCAATGCGCTATCTGGACGGGGACGCCACTTCTCCAGCCTTAGCCCACGCTTATCACCCTCAGAGTAAGAATCTTGCGCCCAGTCGCCCAAGCGGCGCGGTACGAAGGAATCGAATGTTTTGCCCTCGTGGCGGCATGTGGCTAGCGCCTCGGGGTCGAAGCCGTGTTTTAGCAGCACCCGCGCACCGTCAACCATAGGCTGGTGGGAGACACAGACTTCCTCAGGGACTCGCGGGTCGTTATCGTCCATCCGCGCAATAAACTTACCCGGCGTGCTGGCGGGGGTGAGGATGAGGCGGATCATTGGACGCGCCCCGTAACCCTTTCCAGAGCCAGATCATAGCTCTGCATGAGCAGTTCGTAGATGTCGGGGTAATTGGCCTCCAGTTTGGCCAGCGGCTTGGCCTTGCGCTTGCGCCAATCCTTCACTTCCTCTGCAATGGTCATGACGTTGAGGCTGCCCCGCTCGTCGCGCATCCAGTTGATGGCCCCCTGCTTCACGTCCTCATCCTGGGCAAGGTCTGGGGCCTGAGCGGCAGGCTGTGAAAACTCCTTCTGCATCTTCTGGACGTAGCGGTTGTCATCGAACAGGCCCAGGAACACGTCCGCCGAGAAGCCGAGATGTGATAGCCCCTTGGTGAGCGCGTCGGTCATGGCCTTCTTGGGGGCATCTTCATCAGCCTCCATCCGGCCTTTCTTCTCATTCTTGCCCCACATCTCGCAGGTGGCGCGGATGGGGCCGTAGGAGTTGCGCTGTCCTACGCTATCGCGGTCGCTCCACCAGATCGTCACGTCAGCGACGGCAAGGATCATATCGGGAGCTAGTGTGGCGATGCTATGCTCGACTCTGTAACCCCAGCCCTCGCCAATCGGGCCGAACTGCTTGGTCGCCTGCATGATCTGCCAGTGGGCATCGATGCTGGTAAACTTGCGGCCGAACTCGACCTTCTTGGTGTGCGCCGGGTCGGTCTTGGCGACGGCGTTCCAGATGCGGAGGTTGTCAATCATTGCGTGCCCTCATGTTCTGGCACACTGGCTTCTCGCCAATGCACGGTTTGTTGCCATGGTCGCAGGCGTAGCAGTTGTGGGTCTGGAAGATGCCCTTGCGGGAGTAGTCGGGGGCCATTGCCCGCTCGAAATCTGCTTGCAGCTTGCGTGCGTTGTCGGCCCGCATCCGCTCGACGCGCTCGTATTCCTCGGCCGGGCTGGTGCTGGTGTGGTAGGCTTCCTCATCGTCAGTCGGTGGCTTGAGGCTCGCCAGGATGAAGGCCCGCACGTCCATCAGCGCCTTGCGATAGCCCGCGTGCCAGTCACCCGACAGGCCCTTGAGGTCGATCAGGCGGTTGATCTCGTCCACCACCTTGCCGAGCGCGATGTCGCCGCCATGCTTGAGGCCGGTCCGCATGATCTCGGCGTGGCCCTTCATGATGCTTTCAAGGTTGTCCATGGTTATCTCCCTTTGCCTTGGCGCGTTCAACGGAACGGATGATTCCGGGCGCGATCCAAGAGGCGAGCGCATCGCCAGACCAGCCGTCGTGAAGGTGGCCGCTCACCTCTTCCTGCATCTTGATCAGTTCGCGCGCGCAGGCTTTGCGGATTACCTCGCGCAATGCGTTTCTGTTTTTGGCGGAGCGCGTCTTGCGCGCGAGCGAACCCTTCCTTGCCATCACGCCCTCCACCAGTAAGCGACCGCAAACCCAACCAGCCCGCAGGCAATCAGGCAGATCACGCAGAGGCCCACCAGATAGTCAGTCCTGCGTACCGCCGCGCTCTCGCCGTGAGGCGGGACGATCGAGCCAGAGGCAATGGCGTTCTTCACAAATACGGCGTTGTCGAACGGATTTACCGCATAACTGGAACGGCCAGTGTAGCCGGCAGGCGGATAGAGATTGACGCGGGGCGGGTTATCGACGGCCAGCGCCACCTGATCGCCGCTGTTCATGTCCTGGTCCTCAATGCCAGCAATTGGCGTTGGTAGTGCTTCAGCAGATTGTAGGCTTTGTCGTGGAGATTGGTTCCCATCATGGTCCCGCCTTCCCGCATCTTCCGCCGATAATGCAGGCAACCATCAAGATAGATGCGGATCATGGATTGGCCTCCGTAATATGTTTGGTGCATGTCGGCTCCTTTGGTCATGCTGAAACATACGCTGGGATATTTTGAAATACAAGCTTGATTTACAAAATATTCTTCGCTAGTCTCTGGGCATGAAAGAATCAGACGCCCTTCACATCCTGAACGTCACCGCGGAAAAGCCCCGCAAAATCGAGGCTTTCCAGAAGCTGGCGGACAGGCTTGGGATACCGCAGGCCACGGTCTACCACTGGTGGTACGTCAGCAAGATTCCACGCAGCAGGCTGTCGGTGTTCGATCTGCTGAAGGTTCGCAAATGACGGGCATCCCCCCAAACAGGTGCTCGTCAGGGCCGGTCCTCAACCGAGTGGTCTCCCCCCTCCAAGGGACCGGCCCACAATTTCAGGAGGCAGCATGACGCCGACCCAGGCATTGAAGCGGTACAAGAAAGCCCCCAAAGGCTTCCGCAATCGTGCGCTGGTGCGCCTTCAGGATGTGAACCTTGCCGAGCTTCAGAAGCGGACGAAATACGGCAACCGCAAATGCGAATGGCAGGGCGAGAAGTTCGACAGCAAGCGCGAGCTGGAGCGCCACCTTGTCCTGCTCGACATGCAGAAGCGGGGGGAGATCGAGCAACTGGAACGCCAGCCCACGTTTAGCCTGTTCGTGAATGGCGCGTTGGTCTGTAAATACGTCGGGGACTGGCATTATATCACGGCCGATCCGTCTTCCCAATTCCCCGCATGGAAGCGCGTAGTCGAGGACGCCAAGGGCTTCCAGACCCCCGAGTTCAAACTGAAGTGGAAGCTCGCCAAGGCGCTCTATCCCGAGATTGACTGGCGGCTCTCCTGACCATGGATACGCCACAAGAGGATAGCGCGCTTCGCCTCGAAGGCAATCAACCATGACTGAGTGGCAACCAATTCAGACTGCCCCTAGAGACGGAACCAATATCCTGCTGACCAATGGCTATTACGTGGTCGCGGGGCGATGGTTGAAAGATGTTTCTCTTTGGGAATATGGCGTCGGTCTTTCGATAGATCCTCCCGCGCGTCTCGATCCCGAGGGCGTGAGCAAGCCGACACTTTGGATGTTTTATCCACGGCCTCCGCACTATGACCGGAAGGCGATGCAATGACGCTTGGCAAAGCAGATGCAGAAGCGTAGCCGCCCCATGAAATGGAAGTGCTGCAGCAGGGTAAGTGGCCATCACTTAAGCCTAACGCGAGCCAGGGTTTGGCGACCTATATGCGCTTCGACCTTCAATGCCTGCTGCAGCGCCCAAGAATATCAAATTTGCTTGGCAAGTCCAATGCAGAAGCGTAGCCTACAAACGTGCGAACGGCCCGCTGGGAGTTCCGGCAGGCCGTCGTGGTCCGATGTAGTTGATGCTACGAGCGGACCTAGCGGCTGGGTGAACAGCCTCAATGATGTAACGATGTTTTACATCATCTGTTCCCAAGTCGTCCACACCCGAATGCGTCACCGGAATGCGCCCAGCCGTAGCAAAATAGAGGCGCGAAGACCCGGCCGGGAACTGACCCGACCGCTCCGGTATGGGCCATGCCAGCGGGGGAAACTGCGCCAGATACGTCCCGTAAGCCTGCTTTTCAGGGGAGGGGGGAGATGAGGGCACTCCTAAATAAAACAGCCAGTGCAGCTATCGTCGGGTCAAGAGTGGACGCAGTAACCGCAAGGCCCGAGGGAGGGACGAGCGGGTCGCGGGCTTTGGGGAAACAGATGGCAAAGAGAAAGAGTAAATTCAGATACGCGCTTTGGCTTCTCGCGCCTTTGAAGCGTCCTCTTTTCTACAAAATGCTGAAAGCTGGCCGCGCCTATCCGATGGTGAAGGGAATTCATTTGGCCCTCATTGCGGCCATGCCAGAACGTGAGCGGCAGACAAGGCGCGGCTTGGACACGCTGACTGGAACGCGGCGCTATCAGCGTGCGCTGCTGGAAGAAAACGCTATCCGATTTGACGCTGACGGTGAGCCATTTGAAAGCGTGAGTGACGCTGATCGCGAGCACGCCAAGCTGAGGCTAAAGAACTTGAATCGCAAGGCTGTAATCAGAGGTGAGGGGTGAGCTATGGCTGACTTTCATTGCTTAGAAGCATCAGTTCCAAATGCACATGAAATCAAGGATGTGCTTTGGTTTATCGCTGATTACCGTCAGGGATCACAGCCAACGGTTCACAAGGAAGACGCAATCGTTTTCGTTGCCCGCATCCCGCGATTCAAGGACCTTGGCAAGATTTATTGGCGGGTCGCTCGCGCTGACGAACGGGCGATTACGCCATGAAATGCACCCAATGCGGACAGGAGATTCACAATGAGCAAGCCAACGGCGACAAAGGCCCCTCCGTGGGGATGGCAGCCGACCTCTTTGGGGGAAGTGCTGAGAACGGCAAAAATCCTAAAGCAAATAGAGGCCATCGGCGTTCCCGCCTTAGCTCCGACTGGCACCCCAACCAAGCCCAAAGAGCCTATTGCGAAAGGCAAGGCAAAGACCCCGATTCCTTTCTGCAAGCATTTAAGGGGTATTACGAAGCCAAGGGGACGCAATGGCTGAACTGGGGCAAGGTCTGGGAGAAGGCGTGCCGGGACTGGAAAGGCCATGTCTCGGTCAATAAGGAGCCGGTGATTCTGATGACCTTGCGTGACAAGGAATTGGCGCAGTGGAAGTTCCGTCTTTCCGCGTCGTTCTGGTCGCCTTGGTGGGGCCCGAGGGTTGGCGAGCCCGGCTGTCAGGTGCCCAAGGAGCTGCTGTGAAAGAGCGCCTGCAACTACGAAAGGTGGAACTTGAAGAAGCTAATGCTTTCGTTCTGGCGCAGCATCGACATCACAAGCCTGTTGTTGGGCATAAGTTTAGCCTTGGTTGCGTGTGGTCTGGAACGCTTGTGGGAGTCGCAATCGTTGGGCGCCCAGTATCGAGGATGCGCGACGACGGGAACACTCTCGAAGTAACGAGGCTCTGCACAGATGGCACGAAAAACGCTCCCTCCTTCCTTTACGGCGCAGCAGCCCGAGCTTGCTTCGCCCTCGGCTATCGACGCATCGGAACTTACCTTCTCGCAAGCGAAGTGGGCTCTAGTGTTCTTGGTGCTGGGTGGCGCTCCCTTGGAGAACGCGGCGGCGGTTCTTGGTCTGTGCCCTCGCGACCTCGCATTGATCAGCATCCCTTGGAAATGAAGCAACTATTTGAACTGGAAGCGGCGGAATGAGCAACATGAAAAGCCTCTTCAAGCGCCGTCCGGTAACGAAGTGGCCCGGCAACAAGACCGGCAACCCCTACCACCGCACCGGGTCGATCACCCAGGCAACCGAGGCGGTAAGGACGGCCAAGCAGATCGAGCAGGCCACGCCGGTTCTCAGGGACTGGTATGCGTTTATCGAGGCCAGCAGGAAGCGCGTGCCATGAGAGAGGAACAGATTGGCGATTGTCGGCTGATATTGGGCGATTGCCTCGACATCCTCCCGACGCTCGGCAAGGTCGATGCGGTGGTGACAGACCCGCCTTATGGGATTGGCGAGGATGGGGGGCGGTTTCGCGGGCGCATCGGCCAGAACATCCGCGTGCTTCCGAAAGGCAATTGGGACGCCGAAACGCCAGCAAAATCAACGTTTGATCTTATCCGAGACTGCAGCGCCGATCAAATCATTTGGGGCGGGAACTACTTCTCCGACAAGCTGCCGCCGTCGAAGGGGTGGCTCTACTGGCAGAAGCTGATGGGCGGCGACTTCGCGGATGGCGAGTTGGCTTGGACAAGCCGCGACCGCGCGCTGCGCGAGTTCACCAAGTGCCCGAAGGGGCAGGGCGCGGAACACCCCACGCAAAAGCCGGTCGAAGTGATGGAATGGTGTCTCGGCTTCCTACCCGACGCGGCAACGATCTGCGACCCGTTTATGGGTTCTGGAAGCACTGGCGTTGCCTGCGTTTCGATGGGCCGCCACTTCATCGGCATTGAACGCCACGAGCCGTATTTCGACATCGCGTGCAGAAGAATCGAGGAGGCGACGCGGCAACCCCGCTTATTTGCCGAGCCTCATCCCAAAGCAGAGCAACTGGAACTGATCGCGGCCAGCAAGGCGAGGGTGCCATGAGCGATGTGAAACGCCGCCTCTCCCGCAACAAGGGATTTGCCAGGGGCTGCACGATCAACACCAGCGGGCGGTCTACGCTGCAGTCGCCGCGGGTGACGGTCAGTTGGCCGCCTGATTTGCTGGGCAAGCTATCGCGTGAATCGGAGGCGCTTTCGCTGCCTTTTGCCGAGATTGTGCGCCGCCGCGTATGGGCAAGCTACCAGAAGGAGCAGGCATGAAGTGGGAAAAGATGTTCGGCGGCCCACTCGACATCAAGACCGAGGCCGAGATCAGGACTCACGACTGGCGCTACAAGACGCTGGACGGTGACGCATCCAACAGCGTCGTGATCGACCTGCTGCACAGGCTGGAGGGTCGCTCGTTCTCGATTGCCGGCGAGAATACCGGACGTTGGCAGAAAGGCTGGCAGGAGAATTTCGAGGACTTCCGCCGCACCGACGATCTCAAGGCACTGGAGCCTAAATACCTGCGCCCCGCCAAGGTGCTGCGGCTCGACGGACAATTCATCGAACCTGCCGACCCGATGTTCGAGGCCAACTGGTACAGTGTATTCCGGGGCTGGTTCGCGCGGCGCTATCTCTCGGGCTTCGACCACATCTGCGAGTTCGGCTGCGGTTCCGGGCACAACCTTGTATTTCTCGCCCAGGAGTTTCCCGGCAAACACATCCATGGCTATGACTGGGCCGAGGCATCGTTCAGGATTATCGACCGGCTGCGCAGCCATTTCCCCAACATCGGCGGCGGTCGATTCGATTTCTTCGATCCGCCAGCAAGGCCGCCTTTCCCGCCAAACTCTGCGGTACTGACAATTGGTGCCATGGAGCAGACCGGAACCCGGTGGCGGCCTTTCCTGGAGTTCGTGCGCCGCAGCCAGCCCGCGATGTGTTTTCACATCGAACCGATGCTGGAATGGTACGATCCCGCCAATCTTGTCGATTACACGGCGATCAAGATCCACGAGGCACGCGGCTTCTGGCGCGGCTTTGCCAATGAAGTTGTGCCTCTGCGCCAACATCGCACCGGCTTCGGCAGCCTTTTGCTGGAGGGCTACTCGCAGCTTTCATGGTCGCCTAATCCGGTACTGACCGACCGGGCACGCATCGATGAGCTGGAGGGGGCACCGTGACACTCATTGAAGAAATGGCTGCTGCAATCAAGGACGCGCACGAATCCAAAAGGAACGCTGACTATTTTGCTGAAGCCCACGCGGCAGTTTCCGCATTGCGGCGATTCGTCATGGAATCTTCGATTGTGTTGCCAATAGACGATGGAATGGATGAGCAGATGAATCGCGTGATGGGAAAGGTTCTCATCAAATTATGGATTGAGCGAGCATTAGGTGGAGACGCATGAACCTCGAAACCAAGGCCGCAGAGATCCGCCGCACCATCCTCGAAACCGCTCTCGCGAACGGCAAGGGCCATGTTGCAAGCGCCCTGTCATGGGTCGAGATCGCCGTTGCCCTGCATGAAGTGATGAAGCCCGAGGACAAGCTGGTTCTCAGCAAGACGCACGGCCACCTGACGCTGGATGCACTGTGGCCCGACCCCGACTACCCGATGTGGCCGGGCTGGCCCCACAAGTGCAGCGGCTCGCTGGGCATGGGGCTCGGCATGGCAGCGGGCATGGCGCTCGCCAACAAGCTCGACGGCAAATCGGGGCGTGTATTCTGCGTGCTGGGCGATGCCGAGCTGCATGAGGGGGCGATCTGGGAAGCGGTGATGTTTGCCGCGCATCACAGGCTCAATCTCATAGCCATTATCGATGACAACGCGCAGGCTTGTGCGAACTTTACGCGAGACGTGCTGGACGTGTATCCGCTGGATCACAAGTTTGAAGCATTCGGCTGGGCGTATCATCAAGTGAGCGGACACAATGCGAATCTGATCGCCAATCGATTTCCTGAGATATATGGGAAACCTGCATGCCTGCATGCCAATACCATCAAAGGCAAGGGAATTTGCTTCATGGAAGGCAACCCTGCCTGGCACCATCAGATTCCAAAGGGCGATGAGATCGCTGAAGCACGAAAGGCGCTGGCATGAGCGAACTGCGGCGCAACGGCTTCATGCGGCTTGGCATCGTGCCTTGGATCAAGGACGTGACAGCATACCTCGACCAATGCCCGCGTTATCCAGGTCACATCAAGGCTCGGCCCCGCACCGGCATGGAATGCAATTCGATGGAGGACGTGATGGCCGCCCCTCACTTCCTCGACTACGCCAAGGGTTTCATTCCCAAGGTCAGCGAGTACTTCGATTGCCCTGCACACCTATGGAGTCTCAATGCCTTCTACACGAATAAAGACACGCCTTACTTCCCCGGACTGCATGGCCTGCATCGTGATCGGGGCGGTTCCAAAATCGTGGCGCTGTTCATCTTTGGAACGGACGTACCGCTTGATTCAGCTCAACTCCATATGCGACCCGACGACCTGCTTGAGCCAATCTATGGCCCTCGGGGAACGGCTTGGCTGGCCGACAACACCCACTACCATTGCGGCCTCATTCCATCGCTCCCCCGCACGCTGATGTGGGCTCGCTATGCCGACTGCATTCCCAAGGAAGTCGAAGAGGAAGGATTGCCAGAGGTGACATAATGTTTGGATTTGGTGGCATGACTTATGAACAATGTAAGCAAATTAGCGAGCGCATGGCGGAGCGAGATCGTCGCGTCGCGCGCCTCGTGAATACATATCCTACGATGCCGAACAGTGAAGCCTATATGCGCGTATCTTGCGAGATGGAGCATGAGGTTTGGGCCGCTTCTGAAGAGGTCAAATTAAAAGATATTCGCGAGAACGGTACATGAAACGTGATTTCCGCGATGCCGTGTTCGCTGTCGTTCACGAACTGATGCGCGCCGATTCCAGCATCGTCGTGCTGACCAACGACAATGGGGCATGGGGGCTGGACACCATTCGCGAGGAGTTTCCTGCGCGCGTCGTCAACGTCGGTGTGGCCGAACAGAACATGATGGCTCTGGCCGGCGGTCTCGCCTCCAGTGGCAAGCGGGTATTCGTCTATGGCCAATGCGCCCACCTGATGCGCGGATGGGAACTCATCAAGGTCTGCATTTGCCTGCCGAACCTTCCGGTGACGATTCTTGGACTTGGCGGTCCGTCGATGTGGCGCGATGGTCCGACGCACTACGGGACAGAGGATCTGGGACTGATGCGGACGCTCGCCAACATGACGGTCTGCGAACCATTTGAATGGGGATGTGTCGAGGACTGCGTGAAGATGGCTTATGAGGCGAGAACGCCGCATTACATCCGGTTCGATAAATATGCGAGTGAGCCGCTTGGCGGCGGGATTCCGTTCGGTGGCTAGAACCGCGCTCGTTACTGGAGGCACCAAGGGCATCGGGCTTGCGATTGTACACGCCTTGTGGCTGGAGGGCTGCCGCATTATCGCGTGTTCGCGTACTCCACCTCCCCTTACATTTACGCATCAATGGATTGAATGCGATATGCTTAAGGAATGGTCGGTCGAGGCGTTAATAGATCGGATCAGCCACCCGATAGATATACTGATCAACAACGCGGGTGGCGGCGGCCGATGGGGATCGGATAGCATCGAGGAAACACCCTTCGATACATGGCGCGAGGTCATGCAGAAGAACGCGATGGCTGCGGCTTATCTTACGCAGCGTGCATTGCCCGGCATGCGTGAGCGCAAATGGGGTCGCGTCGTCACCATCACCAGCATATTCGGAGGCAAGGATGGCAACGCACGTCCCTGGTTCGTGATGGCGAAAGCTGCACAGACGGCGTTGATGAAGAGCTTGGCAACGCAGAGCTACCTGGCGCGTGACGGCATCACGTTCAATTCAGTGGCACCCGGCGAGATCGACGTAGGCAAGCCTCCGAGCGGGGCGGAACTGCCATTAGGCAGGATGGGCACGCCTGAGGAGGTCGCTAACGTGGTGGCGTTCCTGTGCAGCGAGGGAGCGAGTCTGGTCAACGGGGCCAATATCGTTGTCGATGGAGGGCAGAGCCGTGGTATTTAAGAAGGGTGATCGCGTAATGATCTCGGATGCGGCCTTAATCAATCCCCGGATTGGCCATTGGGGGCGGCGCTTTGGAACGGTCCGCAAGGTCCTCGATTTCTACCAGCAGCCAGCAGCTTATTACATGGTGCTGTGGGACGGCAGGAAGCATCCGAGACCCGTCGAGAGCCAGAATCTGATGGCGGAAGATCGCGAACGGCCACACCCCACGCGCATCTATACCGCCACTGAAGCCGTTCAACTTTATAACATCAAATGAAGATTGCAGCGATTATCGCGACCCGAGGCAAGCCACGCAACGTGATCGGCATCATCGAGTCGCTGCGCATGTTGTCTACGGGGGAGAACATGCTTGAGTTCGTGGTAGCATGCGACGAGGACGACGTAGAATGCTGGCCAACCGGCGTTCTGGCGCATATCCAGCACAACGCACGTATCAGCGTTGACGTGCGTCCGACAGGCGTAGGCGCATGCTGGAACCGCTGCGCTGCCCTTACGGACGCCGAGGTGATGCTGACCCTGCCCGACGACGGCATCATAGCCACGCCGAACTGGGACCATTGCCTGGACTGGGCATGGAGGAACCACGACTGGACGCACGCAGACCTGAAGATCGCCGGCTTGCAGGATCAGGCCAATCCGGGGCAACCCACGTTGTTTGCCATTGGACGAAGGTGGTTCGATATGGTCGGGCACCTGCTCGACGAGCGTTACCCGTTCTGGTTCAGTGACACTGCAATATCAGAGACGTACAGTTTCATCACGGGGGTAGGGCTACCCATGTTGCCCATCCAGTTTGCCAGCAAGGGCAACAAATGGAACCCACGTCTACGCAGGATGGACCTGTGGTGGGCTCATTACGGGCTCACCAGACGCGAGCGGCTGAATACGGCAGACATTATCAGGCAGACGCTTAATCTGCCCGTGCCGGCCAACCTGGGCGATTTAATAGCCCTTTGGCAGAAGAGGGACGAGGCGGGGCTGCCTGCGTCGGAGGAGATCGTGCGTCAGATCGAACGTCCGTCTCCATTGGACGAGCGTTACCTTGAGGCCGAACGTGCGGCCATCGAGTACGTGCGTTGCCATGGCGGACCTGTGTTCGAGCCTACGAAGAACGCGCAACACAGGTTCTGACTACGTAGGTTCACCTATAGGGATTGTACGTAGGTTGGGGAACGTAGATTGGCGGCAGGGGTGGCAACGCAGGCTGGGGGAACGTGGGCTGGCCGAAACCTGGGCTCGTTGTCGTGGTGGATATTCCGCCACCCAGGTCAATCGTTGTCGCCTGGCGCCCGCTCTGGTCGGTGCTGATATACAGCCCGTCGCCCATGTCTATGGTGGTGATGGATTGCTGGGCTAATGCAATGGCAGGTGCAAGACAGGCGAGAGCGCACGCCACAGCAAGAGCAGTATAACGAGAGCTGCGACGACCCATAGCACCTTGGCGACCTGGGGCGGGAGAGGCACGCCAATGGATTCCAGAACCCATAGCACCAGCCAGACCAGGCCCACGACCAGGGCTATGTAGATCAGAAGCGTGATGACTGTTTCGACCATGCGACGTACAACGCGGGCTTATCATAATAGTTTCCTTTCGCAGTTAGGCCCGCCACAGCTTGCGGCCATGGCGGGCTGGTAGGGTTGCTGGGCTAGGCGGCTTCCTGACGCTTGGCATGGATGGTAGGATTGACGACGCAATCGGACTTCACGAACACATAGACGTAATTTCCGTCATGGTCGCCGCCTTCGAGCAGGTCGCCTTCCCAGTTATACTTGGCGCATAATGCCAGAGCGGCCGCGCGATGGGCCTTGCCGGTGTAATCGTTGCTGATGGTGACGCTGCCGGCCTGCGCAATCGCCTTGTAGCGCGCGGGCTTGAAATTGGTAGCGGGCAGGAATTTGACGGTAATGGCTTGCATGGTGTTTGTCCTTTCAGGTGCTGGGATTAGGGTTCGCTTCGCCTCGGGATGCTAGACGTTGACGTACTTGGCCGTTGCCGCATCCCAGACTTGCAGCGTTTCGCGCTTGCAGTCATGCGTCGATATACTTTCCCGCAGTTTCGCTCCATACTTGCAGCTTAGATCGATCGACGAATTGAGTGCTGCGACGCGCTTCGTCCAATGCTCCCCCGATCGAATGCGCGCCGATCATAATCCAGCCAAAGACTCCGCGAATGCAAGAAATCGGGCAATGGACTGAGGCGGCAAACCTTAACGGTTTGAGCCTGTCAGCATGGCTGCGGATGGTTGCCCTTCGAGCGGCGCGCAAGGACATCAAGCACGCGGAACAAGGTCAGTAATGCTGACTGGTTTTGTTTGCTGACCAAACAATCTTAGTCACAGATCGGTATCAACGCCTATCGATGGTATGGGCAGCGACACTTGACGCCTAGATATTACCTCGTCATTGTCCTCGCGCGCATTCTCATACGGTTCATCCATCCCCCGGAGGTTATGAACCTTGACGATCATCGATCGCCTAACAGCAGCTATCCGCATTGCAGACCAATCGGTAGAACACGCCCAATTCCAGGCAGACTATCGAAACTGGCTTGAGGTTCGCACAACCTTGCTGGCCGCAAGGGACGAGTTGGCCAAGCCGCAGATCCCTAGCGACGCCGACATCCAAGCCATTGCGCCTGCCCTGCAGAAGATCGACGGCCGCACCAAAGAAGCCCGAGCCCTGAAGGCCGCAAATGTCTGACCTGTCGATCAGACAAGACAAATTCGCCCGTGAATACGTCAAGACAGGTAACGGCACCCAAGCTGCAATCAAGGCCGGCTACGCAGAGACCAGCGCCCATGTCCAAGGGTCAAGGCTGATAAGCAATGCTAAAGTCTCCAAGGAGATCGCAGCACATCGCCGCCGCCTCCAGGAACGCCTCGACATCAGCAGAGAGACGCTGATTAACAATGCGGCCCATATTGCAGAGCAGGCATCAGTAGACCAGCAATACGGACCAGCCATAAAGGCAACAGAGCTTATTCTAAAGGCCCAAGGCTATTTGGTAGAGAGAAGCCTGAACATCAACGCAGACGTAACTCAACAGCACCTGGATGCACTGATGCAGTACACAGACAGACGCATTACCGAAGAGGTAGGCAAGGCAGTGCAAGGGAAGAGAACAGAGCAGAGAGAGGCAAGCGCGTCTCCTCAATCCAGTGTCACAGACGTCGAGGAGCAGTCAGGTTGCCCAGACGTTCATGATGATTTGTCATAATGTACGTTATGCGATAACCAACGAGGAACGAAGAACGTAGCGATATCAATGGCTTAGCCGCATAGCAGGGCAGGGCAGCGATCGAGCCCCCCCGGATGCGGTGACCACCAGAGGGGGCGGCTGCCGATGCAGCACCCCCGCATTCCACCGGCTAGAAAAATTGTAGGAAAAATGGGGAAAATGGATGACGGATCAAGAGGTTAGGCAGCACCTGGACTGGATTGACCGTGGTGTTGCGGATCATGACTGGTTGAGGGTGAAGGCGGCACTGGCGGAGATGAGGGCGGCTTTGGCACCGGTTGCGACTCAAGCTGTTGATCCGGTTGAGGAAAAGCCGTCGGAAGCTGTGTCTGAGCCATCGGTGGAAGCGGTCTAGTGGGGAAGTTGTACGACGACTACTTCGTGAAGCGGCCTGATCGGGCGTCTGTTACCGAAAGCCTGCGTGCCGTCACGAAACCTGTCACGAAACTGCCGTCACGAAAGGGTGGTCGTCCGCCGAAGTATGAGAACGGGGCGGCGAGGGCGAAGGCGTACCGGGAGAGGAAGCGGGCTCGTGGCTGAGTATTGGTCTGGTCGGGTGTTTGGGGTGAGCGGGCCTGATGCGTGGCTGCATTTGACCTTGCGCTGGCTGGTAGTTGCCTGCCTTGGCAACACGGCGGCGATTATCCTGTTGGGAGTGACGCTGTGGCTGAAGCACTAGCCAAACTCCGTCCTGCCCAGGTGAGGGCGCAGGAGCAGGCCCGGATCATGTTCGACCAGTACACCGCGTTTGTTCACAGGTACCGGCATGATCCTGTGGCCTTTGCCGAGGAGGTCCTGAAGGTCGAGTTGCTGTCATGGCAGCGCGAGTTCATGCGGAGCGTAGCGGAAGGCAAGCGGAGGATCAGTGTCAGGACGGGCCATGGGGTGGGCAAGACCGCCGCCTGCGGGATGCTGGTCGTATGGCACCAGACGGTGCGGTATCCGCAGAAGACGGTGGTGACCGCCCCTGCGGCGGGTCAACTGTTCGACGCCCTTTACCCGGAGATCAAGAAGTGGTTCAGCCGTCTCCCCGAGTTCTGCCGGGTCCTGTTCGTGGTCCTGACCGATCGGATCGTCCTGAAAGCGGAGTTGGACAGGAAGATCGAAGAGTCGTTCGTTTCGGCTAAAACGTCCTCGATGGACCGCCCCGAGGCTATGCAGGGTGTCCATAGCGATGGCTTCGTCCTCCTTATTTTTGATGAGGCGTCGGGCATCCCAGAGGCAGTCTACTCGGCCGCCGCTGGCTCGATGTCCGGCCACAACTGCGTCACCATCCTCATCGGCAACCCGACCCGTAACTCGGGCTTCTTCTTCGACACCCATAACAGTCTGCGGGCCAACTGGACGACCATGCACGAGTCCTGCGTGGGCAACCGCCTGGTGAGCAACGACTTCATCGCCGACACGCTTCACAGATGGGGAGAAGGCTCCAACGAGTACCGGGTCAAGGTGCTGGGCGAGTTCCCCATCAGCGAGGCACGAACGCTTATCAGTGCAGACCTCGTAGATGGAGCGATGAACCGTGACGTTGTCCTCAACCCCCGAGATCCCATCGTCTATGGCGTCGATGTGGCGCGCTTTGGCGATGATCGTTCAACTATCTGCAAGCGACAAGGAAATGTCGTCCTGGAGGTCAAGTCGCAGCGCGGACTTGATCTCATGGGAGTCACCGGCTGGGTCGCCGCCGAAGCGAACGTCGACCGTCCTTCAGAGATTATGGTGGACTCCATCGGGCTCGGTTCGGGCGTCGCTGACCGTTTGCGAGAACTCAAGTTCAACGTCCGCGATGTCAACGTCTCCGAGACGACCTCGATGAACCTCGG